CCCGGTGTCCAGGTAATCCTTGCCACGGCCTAACGCAGTCGTGGCAGTGCCCAGCGAAGTGACTCCGGTGCCGAGCGTGCTTCGTCCGGTTCCGGCCAGGGCCTCGTAGCCGCCGATGCCGCCAACTTCCCCGGCCCTTAAAAAGGCCGCTTCCTCCGCGCCGGTAAAGCCTGCAACTTCCTGCTCCGGGAGCTGTAGCGCCGTATCGGCCAGCGTCTTGCCCGACTGTAACAGGCCTAACTTGTAGGCCTCAATTTCCGGCGCTTCCCGGACAATGCTCTCTACAAATTCAGTTTCGTTTGGCATGCTCTAAGCTTTCATTTCGAAGTCGCGCATCATGCGGTACAGGTTCTGGGCCCCTCGGTGCCGGTTGCCCTGGCCAGTCGGGTCTGCCCCCCGCACGGAGCGGGCATTTAAAACAAACTCGCCGTCCGAGAGCATTGCCGGAATGTCGTCGGAACGCTCGGTTCCTGGGCCCTCTACGAGCATGTCGCGGCGCGGATACTGGGCCAAGCCGCCCTGGTTACTGTACATTACCGGGCGGCGACGGGGCATTTGTTTGAACTCGGTATAAGGCGACACCGGAGCATCTGGCGGCGCGTACTTATAGGGGTCGATATCCTCTATGATGTACTTTTTCTGGCCCACTGGCAGCTTTCTGTCCTCTTCTAACAACGGGTTCCGTTTGTTCCTCTCGGCTGCGAGTGACTTGAGCTTCGGCTGCTCTACCTCTTCGCCGCCGCCCAAGGCTAAGTACCCTATTCCGCCCGCCGCTAAGAGCGGGCCGTACTTGGCCAAAGCGCCGGGGTCCATGGCCGCCGCTCTGGCGGCTTCCGCTATTTTCATCGTCTCGGAAGTGACCGGAACGCCCTGTGCTTTCGCATTTGAAAACACCTTGTTGTAGGCTATCTGCCCCCGCCCTTCCAAATCAGCATCCGACTTCCCGCCCTGAAATGCATACTTTGTAAAGGTATCGTACCAGCTTTCCTCCCCATCCAAGGGCAGTGGCGGTTTATTGGTGACCTTCGGGAGGGGGGCCCCCCCCGAAAAATTCGACTTAGGGGAGGAGAACTGGGCGCTAGTCGAAAAGTCTGGCTTTGGAGTACCAACAGCGTCGGGAGCCGGAAAGTCGAAGCCTCTGTTAAAAAGCTCCGCGTTGGTCTCGACTCCATCCGTGTAGGCGCGGATGTTTTCGGAGGTCAGGGGCCGTGCCTTGGCGAACTGGGCGCTAGTCGAAAAGTCTGGCTTTGGAGTACCAACAGCGTCGGGAGCCGCGGCAAAGGGGTTCCAGCCTCCCGCACCTGGATTGTACACGGCCTCCGTGGTCCCCGTGGCAAGATTGCCAAGGAAAGTGCCCTCACCGCCTGCGGTGAATGCGGTCTTGAGGCCGCTGCCGACAGCGGCAGTCGCACCCGCCATCAGGCCCGACTTAATGGAATCCTCTATACTCGCGCCCCCGATAAGGCTGCCGATGCCGCTCCCCAAAAAGGTGGAACCAAACATCCCCGGCCCAAAAAAGGCTTGCGGTAGGAAAGGAACGCCGAACGCGGCTGCCGCTAGCGGAAGGACAACCGGGGCTACCTTCTTGGCAAACTTCCAGACCTTCTTGATAGCCTTCTTGACGCTTTTGAAAATACTCTTGAAGAAGAATTCAGGCATCCCCGTCACGGGGTTCCGGCTGTTGAGTTCGTTGCCTACAACGTATTCCTGGGGATCAAGCCCCATGCCCCGCATTTGCTCAAACAGCAACTCCCGGACCTTCGGATTGGCCTCCAGCACCTCTGTCGGTATGACCGTCTCGCCCTCGGCAGCATGGACGACGTAAATGTCGCCGTTCCGACCAAATTCAGCAAGCCTGCTGGCTTGCTCCTGGAAGGATCCGATGCCCGCGTCCGCAAACTCATACTCCGGGGAGGCGTCCGCGAAGGACTGTAGGCCGTTAGAGAGGGGGGTGTAATATTGGCTAGCCATTATGAAAGCTCCAGAACACTGGCAAAGGCGTATATCTTTGAGGCGACGGCGCAGTTTAATACGAGCGTGTCACCAGTCTCCAAAACGAAGGGACCGGTCAGGGACGTGTCTGCGGACTCAGCGGTCGAGGCTAACGTAGCCAAAGTAATCTTCTGTAGGGTGACCGTAACTGAAGCAGAAGTATCGGTGATCTTCGGGTATATTACAATAGACCCGGTGTGGCTGTTGTACAGTTGGAGGTTCTTGATGATGCTCTGGGTCGCAGCCGGGACGGTGTAGATCGTCACGTCTCCCGTGGCACCGACCAGAGTTGCTATGTTTTTGTAAGCGGAGGCCATCAGTCCATAAACCAGCTTATGCCGTTGGTGTCGTCCAGGCCGCTAATAACCGCAGGTATTTCGGTCTTAGTGAGGGCGGTCTCAAGAGTGCTCACAAGGCGGACCATCGTGTCGAAGTCGTACTCTTGCGGAACTAGCGGAAGCGACGTGTCAAGTAGCCTAGCCATTAGCGCCTCCCGTCCGGCCTGACATCCAGGCGCACGTCCCCGAGCGTCCACGCAACATCAGAGGCGCTGCTTTCGACCCGGAGAACCGTCGAACGTGAACGAGACCTGACAAAAGACTGGTCCGTGGTGCTCGTGACGGCGCTCGTGGATACTGTGGTCAGGGCATCCCCCGGATAATTGCGAGCCTTTATGATGTAATCCACAGAGGTGTCGGCGTCCGAACTTGCTATGTCCAAGTCAGGGATGATCCGAGATATGAAAGTGAACTGCTCCCCGTCACCGAGAGAAAATACCGAAGACTCAATGAAGGGGGCCATGGCCGTGCCGTCTGCCGTGGTTCCCGTTTCGTGACCGTATATGTAGTTAGCGCCGCTACTGACCCCCGCGGCCCTTGGTTTGGCGTGGAGGCCGAAATCAACCCACGCGGTTCGAGACAAAGAACCTATGTCCCAGGTGTTGTCTGCGTAGTTGTATTTCGCGTATCGATCTATAGAGGTACTGTCAGATGAACAATAGAACCAAAAAACTTCATCAAACATTCTGTTTGACCCGGCGAAGAACTGCCTGACTTCGTCAAGGTTGATGTCGTCAAAGACATACCGAAGAACCGTGCAAGGAATTGCCTGTATCTGGCCTCCGTACATAAAGAAGTTTTCCGTGTCCATCCAGTAGACACGATCCCCGACCGACACTGCGGCGTTGGGGGCTATAACGGATGCGTTGTTAGCCAGAAGATTTATGGAAAAGGTAAAGGGCGGCCCCACAAACCTCATGCTGTATATGGAGGTATCCGTCCACACAAGAATCTGCTGCCGGGTCTCAACCGCCGTGATAATCTCCGAACCGGACGAAAGCCGTATAGAACCGGCTGTATTAGTCGCCGTGGGCGTCCAGCTAACAGCATTCTCCTGGTCGGACCAGCGAATAAGCAGAAGGTCCTGCGCCGTAGTCCCGAGGGTGTTGACACCAAAACAAACTACATGCCGGTCGGTGTCCGACACAAGTACCTGACGGGATGTCACGGGCGCATCGGATGCCCCGGACAGGTCGCTCAGGGCTGTCGCTCGGTTGGACAGCCCCAGATTGGCGTCCCAGTAATAGACATTGCTGTCACGCACATTGATAATGAGGTCTTCGCCCCAGTTGTCCTGCGACCAGAGCCGCGCCTCGCCCGCAAGAAACGGCGCTACGTCAACCCCCCATCCGTAAAAGCCGTTGGCCTCCTTGACAATGTCCGTGTCTGCATGAGCGTCCGCCGTGGTCCCTCGGACCCCCCGGACAACGCCAGCATCAAGCGTCTGGCTTGTTTTTCCCGTATATTGAATAAGCTCATCATCGATCTGTATCAAACCGACGAAAGTCACGGCATCGCCGCTATCGTGAACGGCGGTTGTGGTGCCGTCTGCGCCCCGCGTAAGATCGCCAAGGACATTGCCGGAGTTCGTCCCGTATATAATATTCTCACTATTTATTTTGGCCGTCCCCTTTGACGGAAACCCGGACGAATCAGCAACGCTGATAGAAGTGTCCACAACTGCGACGGCTGCGCCTGTTGTAGACGCCGCCGTCTCAAAGTCCGAAGCAGAGGTAAGGACTATCGAAGTAACGCTCGCGTTTATCCCACCGTCCAAAGTTGTCTGGGAGTAGGTGAGGGTGATACCACCAAAATAGCCCGCTCCCCACCCAGGCCCCTCAAGGGTGGCACCTGTCCTGCCAACGTGGATCTGGTAGTTTGCAACCACTGCCGAGCCGCCCCCTGCGGTTGTCCCAGAGGAGGCAGTGCCTCCCGTATCGAGCGTGTAACTATTGGCAGACACAATCTGAGTAATGACCTGCTCTCTGTTGAGATCCGCAGTCGTCAAGCCATCGACCGTTGTCGCGCCACTAAAGGTGACGTAATCCCCCTTCGCGGCCCCATGCCCCGCCGCAACCACGGTAATTTCTCCAGAGCCCGCGCTCCCCGTCGTGAAGGGATTGGCACCCAGAGTAGCCGTGCTGCGAATAGGCGTGATGTCGTTGTAAGTCGTGCCCTGCTCTATGTAAAACTTTGCCGTCGTGCCCACTCCCATGAGCTTTAAGGCCCCGAGGGTAATCCAGGTTTTAAGAGATCTCACAGTCCCCGTAACGGAACTGCTGCTGATTTTTGTCCAGCCCCCCATCTTTTCTGGGTGACCTTTTCGGAAGCGAATTAAATCAGAGTCAAACCAGCCCTGTTCACTCGCAAAAGACGTGCTTTCACGGTTGATGCCGGGGCGGAACTGGATTCGAGAGAGAGGCATCCTGGCGGCTCCTAGACCCTATTCCAACTATGACGGCATATCTTCAGCGTCCATGGCGTCTAAAGCCTCTGCACCATTGGTCTGCACCTGTGGCGAAGCCTGCCCTTGAATTTTGGCCACGAGATCAGCAACTTGGGCGAACGGCATCCGCCCCAGAGCCGATAAGATGCCGTTAACCTCGTCCAACTCCAGCTCTAATGTAATCATAATTTTCCCCCTACCCTGCAACGTACGCTTTGCCAGAAGTCACCGCACCAGTGTACGCCGTTTTGCTTACGCTTGAAGCAGCGTACCAATCCGTTGCAATCTGAATCTCAAGATGGTCCGTATTACGGGTGACCATGAGATTGACCTCATCGGCACTCCCGTACATATCCAAAGCGTCAGCATCATCAGCCACCGTGGCTGCGATCAAATCAACGCTATCGTCCATTGCGGAAAAGTGTGCGGCAATCTCATCTGCCGTTAGTTCATCAGCCATATTAGTTTTTCCTTTCTAGTTTCTATTACGCCTCAAGAGCCGCTATGCGGGCCTCAAGAGCATCGTTCTGGTCGCTCAATTCCTGTAGTGCCTTGACCAAAATGGGCACAAACTTGCTGTACTGAATACCGTATTGCTTGCCGTCTGACGTTAAGCTTGTGGTGAGGTTAGTCTTGTCGGCAATCTTGTATCCTGCCGCAAGTTCCAGAGCCTCAACGGCTTGAGCCTTGAAGCCAACATCTAACCAATCTTCTTTATGGGTTCCGTCATGTGTGACGGTATCAAGGTCTACATCGGGGTCAGTCTTGTTAATGTACTTTGACCGCTTGTCCCACTTATAGGTGACAGGTTCCAGTGCATTGACAAACGACAAGCCAACATCAAGTGCGGTAAAGTCAGTCTTGTCTCGCTGGTCAGATGCTACTGTCCAATCAACTTGAATATTGGCAGCAGAAACATTCTCATCACCCAACACCATGATGTTATCAGCCGACGTGACGTTGCCACCGGGACTGCCTGTTACCCCAGAATCTCGCCCAATAAAGCAACCATTAGAACCTGTAGTGACAGCGGTTCCGGCACCATGGCCACAGCCGGTATTTCCATCACCTGTGGTGGCTGTATCCAGCGTGCCATAGCCTAAGGCATTATTGAAATCGCCCGTGGTGATGGCATTCAACGCATAATAGCCAACACCGCTGTTGCCGGTGCCTGTGGTACAATATCCCAACGCATACCGACCGACAGCGGTGTTTTGAACGCCCGTAGTGTTAAGGTACATAGCACCATAGCCATTACAACTATTTTCGTAACCTGTAGTATTTGACCACAGCGAATAACCTCCAATAGCGGTATTGCTGTATCCTGTAGTGTTTGCGACCATGGCAGCACGGCCTATAGCTACATTGTTATCGCCAGTGGTAGTTGCCTTCAGCGCCTCAAATCCGATTGCAACACCGGAAGTGCCTGCGGTGTTTGCATTCATAGCATTATAGCCAACAGAGGCGTTACTATGGCCTGTGGTATTTGACCACATCGAATTAAAACCAACCGCGGTATTGTTAGCGCCAGTGGTAGTTGCCTGTAGCGCAGCCTTGCCAACAGCGGTGTTGTTCGAGGCTGTAGTACTTACCTTCAGCGCCTCCCAACCAACCGCAACATTATCAGCGCCCGTGGTATTT